TTTCCTCCGTCATTCCGGTCAAACGACTGCCCCGCACTTACTTCGCCGGTCGGGGCATACCTCGGCACCACTCGTTTATGGTGGCGTGTTTCGGTCTTGGCAGGCTAGGCAGGTGCGTTCCTGTGGGTGCATCCTGAAGCCGCAGTCGGCGCAGTTGGTGGCCATGATCATTTACCGGTCGCTTCGATGTATTGCTCACTGGTGAATTGCTCTACTGTCACGATCTTGTCCAGGTTCTTCAGGACGTGGTCGAGTGTCGCGTTCGTCAGGTCAGCGGGTAGCGTCACTGGATCGTATCCACCCAGGGCGAGTAGGGCGTTGACGGTGTTGATCAGGTTGTCGTCGGCCACGCCAGCGCCCCGCAGTTTGCCTTTCAGTAAGCCCAGTTGCTTACCGTTGACCCTTTTCCTGGTGTCGTGGTGTGGTGACAGTGGTGACGTGGCTGGGGCGTTCGTGTAGAACGGGTCATCACCTGGCGTCGGTTCGCTCGAGCGTTCTGTTTTTCGTGACTCCGCAGCTTTGATTTCGTTACGGCTTGCGATCGACTTATTGACTGCTATCCCTAGTGCTGCCAGGGCACGCCCCCAGGCCGATGTCTCACCGACCATCAGTTCACTGGTCCTGGTGAACGCTGTCGAGCCTGGGTATGACTCCCAGGCGTGCCCGATACCAGGTCGCAGGTCGTCAGGTGTGCGGTATGCGTACGCCTTGACAACGATCCAGGCTTTGTCGCCCAGGGTAATCACTTCGTATTCTGACTGGAGTGAGCCTTCTGGGTACGTCTTGTGAAACGCGACGATGCGGTCTTTGACTTCGATGTAATCGCTCATGCGGTCGTCGTACACCATCAGATGACCCCGACATAAACGGCGATCGGGGTGCCATGGCGGCGCCTCGAGGGTTCAAACCCTGTGCGGTGTATCCATTGTGCTGCGATCGCTTTTTTGATGATCGGGCCGAGAGCCCTGGTGTCTGGTGTCTCCACTTCGACGTCGGTCAGTGCGTCCATGACGTCGTCACTGGTGAAGTGCCGGCCTGTCTGTGCCAGTTCGACGATGATCCTCTGCGCGTGGTCTGCCCAGGTCGGGTCGGTGTTGTGCTCGGTGTTGCGCATCGCTGTCGCGGCCTCTGTGCGTGCCAGTGCCTGGCGTTGTGCCTTCCTGATCCGATCAACAAAAGCCTCCGAGTCGAAGGCGTCCACGGTGTCTGTCCACAGTGTTTCCATGGTCACTCGCCTTCCTTGACTGGGTAGGGCTGGCCGGTTGAACTTGCACCGTCGAGGAGTGCCCAACCTAGTCGGGCTGCGTCACGGAACTGGAAACGGCGCGTGAAACTTGACGTGTTGTCCAGGATGTGAAGCCACACTGGGCCGGCCTCGGTGTATCTGACTATCTCGACGAACGTTTCCTCGAGCCGTATATCTTTTTGGTAGTACATGCGTTTCCCCTTTTGTTGTGTTGGTTACATGCCGAGTGTTTCAATCCATCCGACCAGGCCCATCAGGGCGGTGAAGCCGAGCAGGATCAGTGTTGCGAGTGTCATTTCGAGCGTTTTCACCTGTTGCCTCCGTAGGTTTTCATGCCTGGCTGACAGTGGTGCCGGCCACCTGCCCAGTGGTGTGCGCCTGAGCGTACGCCTTCCCAGTTGAGAACGGTCCAAAACGCCTGGTCCCAAACTTCGCGGGACCATTTGCGGGGCGGTGTACTGTGGAGCGTCTGCCGCATTTCGCGCGCCTTGGCGCGTCCAAACTGCTGCGCCCATTCTTTCTGCATCATCCAGACTGCACCGTGGGCCAGTGGAACTGTCATCTGGTAGGTCCCCTGGTACATGCCGCCCGATCCTGTTCCCCAGTATTGAAAGCGACCCTCGCGTTGTGCGACGCATTGACGGTACGGTTCGTCTTCCTGGTTGTAATAGGTGCCGGTGTAGGCGCTGGGTTGCCTGCCTGTGTCTTTGCCTTCCGCCAGTAATGGTGGGGGCGTGGGTGTGGCCAGGATCGCAGCCGCTAGGACTGCTGCCATGATCACTCGGCCTCGATGATCGTGACGGTAGGCGATATCCGGTTTCGCCTCTGGATCACGCTCTCGACCGATGCCTGGTCGATGCGTCGCTGGCCGCCTGGTGTCGTGATCGCGTTGAGCGCGCCCGAATCGACGTATCGGCGGATGCTGTCGCGGGATACACCGAGCATCTGCGCGGCTTTCCCTGGTTTGATGTAATCGGTCATGGTTTCCCCTTTCGGGTTAGACGATAAACCGGCTCTGCGTGCTTTGCGCGTATTGACGCGCGGTGTGTCTACTTATTCTGGAAGATAGGTAGCGGGAACTTGCGCCGCCCTGTGACTGGGTTCAGGTCGGTGAAACTGACGTGAATGTGGTGTTCGTGTCCCCAGGACCCAGCGCGCCATGTCCAGAACTGCTTCGTGTAGGTGCCGCTGGCAATGTGATTATTGAAGACGACGTACTTCAGGCGTTCTGATCCTGGTTGACCTGACCTGGCGTACTCGATCAACTGGTCGGCAAGTTCCTGGGCGACTTTTCTAGCTTTGGCTCTGCGCCCTGGTCCGAGCAGGTCGGCGTCGATGTCCAGGGCGTGAACCCAGCCTCGAGCGTCAGGGTTATGGTCGCTAGTTCTGGCGCTGTGGGCGCGGTCGCCGATCCAGCCGTCTGAGGCTTTGTCGCGGTCGGGCCAGCGCCGGTTTACCTGGGATCGCAGGACCACACCAGCGGCGACGAGGCGTGCCACTAGAACTTGTTCCCTGCGACTGGTTCGTGACTATCTGCCACGTCTGACGCTTTGGGTGTCATGTGGGTGATCGCTGTTGCTGGGGCGATGATGCCGAGTACGGCTGCGGCCAGTGCCAGCCACAGTGGTGCGGCCTCGCCCGAGATAACGTCATATGCGACCAGGACTGTCACTGCGGCGATAGTGACTGCGTAAAGGTACTTGCGTACTTCGCGGGTCATTAGGCGGTCCATGGTTCTCCTAGCGGTTGTGGTTGTCGATGTGCTGGTCGACTCGGTATCGGACGTCGCGGATGTCCTTTTCGATCCTGTTTACGGCGTCTTTCATGCTCGAGCCGCCGTTCGGTCGGAACTCGCGCTGAATAGATATCTGGGCGCGGATGATCCACAGGATGCCGGCCAGCATTGAAGACACGATCACCACGATGGGGATCAGGTCGGCCGGTTGATTAAAGGTCACCTGTCAACGCTTAGCGGCGGCGATCTTCGCCAGGGCGATCGCTCGAGCGCGCTCGGTTTGTGACTGTGGTGCTGCCGGCTTGGGCTTTGCGGCTTTCTTCACCGGCTTGCTTTCCTCGACCTCTACGACTTCGTCGACTGTTGGTTCACTCATTGTCTGTACCTTCCTCGATAAATGGTGGACTGAACTGGTCGCCGTCGAAGGTGTAACCGATGCCGGCGTAGGTTCCTCTAAAATTGCCGTTGTAACTGGTTTGCCGCCACTCACCATCTAACCCAATGCTGGCAATAAAGGACTGGCCGATTGGCTCGGAGTCAGGAAAATCGCCACCGCTACAATCGTCGTTGTCAATGACAATAACCTCACGGACGATATCGTCCTCGATGCGCGCAAAATGTGCCATGACCTAAACCTTCACTCGAATTTGGACAATGCCGCTTCCGCCCGTTCCACCGACACCGCCAGCACCCGATGCGAAACCGCCACCGCCACCGCCACCGCCTCTGTTTGTTGTGCCATTTCCTGCCGTGGTGTTGTTGTTTGTGCCGTTGCCGCCGTTTGATCCTGCTGTCCCGGCTGTTCCACCGGTTGATCCGCCGCCGCCGCCACCTGAGTAAGTTCTAGACGTATTGTCGATCGAGTTTGTCAAAGCTGCGCCGCCGTTGCCGCCTGTCGTGCTGGTCCCTGCCACTCCTGCGCCGGTGCTACCGCCGCCGCCGCCGCCACCTTGCGACGCTGCGGCTGCTGATCCTGCGCCGCCGTTGTTGCCTTGTGCGGCGTAACCGTTTCCGGCCGTAGTTGCGGCCGTACCTCCGCCGCCGCCACCTGATCCGCCATTGGTTCCCGGCTGAGAGATTGATCCTCCGCCTCCGCCTCCGGCTGCTACAAAAATGTTTCCTATGCCGCTGACGTTTCCGCTACCTCCGGGGGTTGGTGTGCTGGTGCCTGCCGCGCCACCGCCGCCAACCGTTACCGTGTGCGTCCCAACTGGAATGTAGGCCGTGGTTTGGTAGTTGGTACCGCCACCGCCACCGGCGCCGCCGTTTCGTTGTCCACCACCGCCACCGCCGCCGACAACAAGCACGTCACAAAATCCGGCCGTGGTGATCGTGATCGAGCCGCTGCCCGTGTAGGTGATGTATTTGTAATTGAAGCCGCCGGAGGAGAAAGTGCCGGTAGCCGCGTCGCTAAAGTTCGCGTTACCGGGACCGCTAAAAAGTTGCCAAACACTTCCTGTCCATACCCGACCCAGGTTGTCGTCTGAGTCGATCCACACCTGGCCGACCGAAGGTGTCCCTGGTGCGGTCGCCGCGTAGGTGGGTAGTTTTTCGTCGAGGGTTTCGGCCAAGTCTTCGCCCAGCGCGGGATAGTTCGCGACTAGGTCCGAGGCTTGCGGGTACGGTAACCCGTAAATCGGTGTGCTGCCTGCCATGGTGTCTCCTTATGCCGCTTCTAGGTCGCCTGCGTTAACTACGTTGTACCACTCGACGTCAACGTTGACGTCGCCCCAGATTAGCGCACCGTCGACCTCTGACCAGGTAACTGTCTGGTATGAGTATCGCGGGTCGCTGATGCTGAAAGTAATGATGTGCTGCCCTGGTGTGTAGGTTTCTCCCCAGCCTTCGACGATGCCCTGGAACTGGTTAAAAGGTGCCGGTTCGGGCAGGTTTGGAACAATGACTGTTGACCCGTTCACCAGGGCGAGAACCCTGTCTCGGTCAGTTGTGCCGAGCAGGTCAACGTAGACAGATATCTGGCCCATGTTCCACAGTGGGTTTGCCTGGGCGGTCAGGATGTTGCCGGCCCTGGCGGTCGCGTCGCCACTGTTTCGCAGCCTGGTGTCGAGGGTGTATTGGCGTCTGCCGTAAAGGGCGATCGAGGCTGTGTCGTCTGACTGTTCCTCATTTTGACCGGTGCTGCCATAGGTGACTGTGACGTCGTTGATGAGTGCTTCGAGGCTTTGTGTCCAGGTTGGTGACCAGATGACGCCTGTGCTTGGGAACGTGTACGCGGCGACACTGGTCGGGAAAGAATCCCACGTTTGGTTGTAGAACGTCCAGTCCTGGTTTAGGGCTGCCCAGATTGCTGAGAACGCTGTGACGCCTCGATTGCCGTACGCCTCGAAAGCGATCAGTCCTTCTGGTGTGTCGAAGTATGTGGCGCCGGTCCATTCCGCTAATTGCTGAAGGGCATTTAGGACTGGCTGAAGTTCTGTCTCACTGCTGTTCAGGCTGTGCAGTTCCAGGGTGCTCGAGGCGGCGTTAATGTACGGCAGGCCTCCGTCGTCGAGTATTTTGTCTGCCCTGACGCTGGCGGTTTCGTGGGGGTATGACGTGTCAGTTGTTTCGACCAGGCCCAGTTTGGACAGGTTCCCCATCGCGATGACAGTTGTGATCGCTGTCGGCGGCGTAGTGGACAGGTGGCTGATCGTCAGGTCGCTGATCTCACCAGTGAACCTGTCGAATCCGTACGCCTGGATCACGACTGGGTCGGACATTTTCGCTGCCACACCTGACGCGCCACGGATCACGATTTGGGCAGTCGAGGCTTCAGGCTGGCTGGTCACGTCGTTGCGGCCATGCTGAACACTGACCTGGTACTCGACGTCGTTCAGGTCGAGGGCGACACCTGCTATCTCGACCAGGGTGATCGGCGATGTCATGCCAGGACCGGTTGCACATTGCGGCCAGCACGCGAGTCACTGTTCCTAATCAACCTGGCAAGGTTCTGGGCCGTGGCCTGCTCAACCGCTGCGGCTGTCCTCGAGGCTTCCCTGGCTGACACTTCCGCCAGGGCTGACGTTCTGGCTGCCTCGGCGTCTTTGACTGCCTGGGCGACTGCGGCTGCGATTTCGGCGGCGATGTTCGCGCCGATCGGTTTGCCGATGTTTTTGCCGATCCGCTTCAGGCGATCGGTTTCCAAGGAAAGTTGCTGCGATGTGCCGTTCAGGAACTCGATCGCGGAATCTTCGCCAGCGCGCAGGAACTCTGGCACCATTGTTTGTGCGACTTCGTCTGCCTTAGCGGTTACAGTCGCTAGTTTCTCGCCCATTGTGGCGACCAGGCCTGCGTCTATCAACGCTTGGCCCATTGTGGCGCCCTGGTCGATGCCCTGGGCGGCTAGGTAGGCGCGTAAGGCTTCGCCGTTTGTGCCGGCGTCGCGTTGGACTGCTGCCAGGACGTTGCCGTACCACTCATACTTTGAGACTTCCGAGTCGACACCTGCCAGCCAGGCGGCTGCGTCGACTTCTCCGTTGTTCATGGTGAAGCCTGCGCCCAGGTTGAATCCCCTGGTGATTTCGCTTGACAGTGTGCTGGCGTAGTTCGCGATCGCGTCTTTTGCATCTATTAAATCGCGCGTTTGTTCGCGGAACTTCGCGTTCAGGTTGCCGACAACTTTTTCCTGGGCGTCAAACTTAGCCATACCAAGTTCTGTCTGTTTCCTTAATTCCTCCATTGCACTCGAGGCGCCTCGACTGCCGGTTCCGGCTTTTGTGACCTCCTCGGTGAACCTGCCGACTGACGTGGTGTAGTCGATTTGTTGTTTGTTGAGTTGTCCCAGGACTGTGTAGAA